ACTAGAAACATCACAACGTAGCTACTATGTCTTTCATGGTGACGTAATAGATGTATTCATAACTAAATACAAATGGCTAGCCAAGATAGGGTCTATTGGATACGATCTAGCATTATGGTTGAATAGGTGGTATAACAGGTATAGGGTATGGAGAAAATTACCATATCAATCCATATCACAGAAAATCAAATCGGGTGTTAAAGCAGCCACTAACTACATTAATGATTTTGAATCGGCGGCTATTAAATTAGCACATCAAAACGGGTGTCAAGGTGTGATATGTGGACACATTCATCAACCAGCAGATCGTCATATTGGAAATGATCACTACTTAAATTCAGGAGACTGGGTTGAAAATAAAACAGCAATACTCGTTACTGATAATAGTATAGAAATAAAGTCTTTCTAAAAGTTGGAAAGTCAGAATAAAGTCCTTACCTTTAGTTAAATAAAGAAGTTATGATAGAAAAAGAATTTATACCATATCAGGAAGCATTAGAATTAAAAGAACTAGGATTTGATGAACCTTCTATTGCTTACTACTTAATTCCTGAAATTGAAAGAACTGGTGAGATAAATTTACATTATTGCTCAAGAGGAAAAGAGATACTGAGAAATAATGACTGGTCTTGGGTATATCAAAATTTCCCAAGTTTTAGAAGATACTTGAAACCTGAACATTGTTATATGTATTCAACAAACAGTTCAAAATTACTAGTATCGGCACCTTTATTTCAACAAACATTCAGGTGGTTCAGAGATAAGCATGAGTTATATGGAAGAGTTGAATACTTAAAAGAATATAAAGCTTACTATTATGTAATAGATGTAAAATATCAATTTGAAATAGGAATGCATGATGTAGAGCAACATTATGATGATGCTGAATTAAATTGCTTAAGAAAATTAATTGAAATAGTAAAACAATGAAAACAGTTATAATAGGAGATACCCACGGAATGTCAACATGGAAACTAATAGTAGATCAAGAGAAACCAGATAAGGTAGTCTTTATTGGTGACTACTTTGATTCATTTGATATCAGTGGAGTAGAACAGATTGCTAACTTCAAAGAGATTATTGAATACAAGAAATCAACAGAGGCAGAAGTGGTAATGCTAATTGGTAATCATGATCATCACTACTTCCCTGAAATCGGAAACACCGGTACAAGTGGATACCAACAAGGTATTGCACCTAATATCACTCAAGTAATAGACGAGAATAGAGAGCATCTACAAATGGCATATCAATTTGATGATGTGTTATATACACATGCAGGTGTAAGTGAAACGTTTATGGATATTACATTTGGTAAAGATGGATGGAGGGTAGATAGTATTGGAGATCAATTAAATGATTTGTTTAAGTATAAACCTAAAACATTTGTATATAATGGTAGAGATCCTTATGGAGATAATGTGTATCAAACTCCAATATGGATAAGACCTAGGTCATTAATGGCTGACAACTATAATAAGCTTCGTAAAGAAGTTATTCAAGTAGTTGGGCACACTCAACAGTCTCAAATTAATATAGAAGGTAAAGCTACCGGTGGTAGATACTATTTTATTGATACGTTAGGAACGTCCGGTGAATATTTAGTTACAGAGGATCGTAAATTTAGAGTTGGGAATTCAAGATAAAGTCCTTATATTTAGTTAAATAGTAAAGTTATGACACCAAAAGAAAAAGTACAAGATCTAATAACAACGTATCGATTTATTTTATCTACACCTGGTGCCTTATTGGGTGAATATAAAGATAAAATAGCAAAACAATGTACTCTAATATGTTGTAATGAAGTATTAGGTGATATGGGTGCTGATAGAGGTTATGCATTTTGGACTGAAGTAAAACAAGAAATAGAAAAGCTATGAGCACAATACAAATTATTTTATTAGTACTATATGTTGTAGGTGTATTTGCAACACCTCTAATCTACCTGAATGAATCTTTCTCTTTAAGATACACGCCTATAGATAGCGTATTTGGTTTGTTTATCAGGTCTATATTTTGGCCATTAGCAATAATAGAACGTATATTTTTTGGTAAGTAAAAGACAAAAATTATGAAAAAATACTTAGTATTACTACCTCTAATCTTAATGATTAGTTGTATATCAGACAAAGACAGATTTGATGTGTTAAAGAAGGAATATCCACATTGTGATATACTATCTCAGGGAGGAGATTACTATGCAGTAGACACAACATCACTACATGGTGCTATATATCAGATAACATTCTTCGGGAACAATAAGATTAATAGAGTAGATAGATTAAGATAAGTGAAATATAGACTTTACTCATTTACCCTTGACCTAACATCTAGGTTAGTAAACCACTACATCAAAACAAAAGAATGGGATAAGATACCACCTGTAGTGGATTTTAGAAAGAAGTGGCTAGCCAGACAAATAAAAAGGGAAATAACTAAGGTATGATAGAAGTTGTAGATATTGGAGATAGAAGAATAGCAGTGAAAGGTGTTGGTAAAATGTTTTATCAAGACGGATATCCACTTTCAATGTCTGTAATGGAATTAGGTAAAAGAGGTATTGAAGTTTCACTATTACACGTTGTCGATGAATTGTGGGGTAATGGATGGTCGTGGCAAACAATTGAGCGTAAACTACAAGGGGAATTAGATGAAGACATAGATAAGAATCTAAAAGTCGATTTTGATTACCTAAAGACATTTTACAGGTGTATTGATACCGATAGAAGAAATGGCGGTTATGAACAAAGTAGGGAAATGATATTTCAATATCTGTTTGGAGGCGATAATCAATTAGCAAAAGATTGGTTAGTTACAATACTAGAAAAAGAAATTAAAGAAAAAGTTGGAAAGTAGAAAAAAAGTTCTTATATTTATTATATAAAACAGAAACAGAGACTATTTATTAATACAATGACACGATCTATATTACATACAGGCAATTGGCAGACAGAGAGTAGAAATCTACTACCGGTGGCGTATTGTTTTAATATGATTAAAGATACAAACAAAGGGCGAATTAGTGACGGAGCAGCAGAATAAAGATTCTATAATAACCAATAACTAAAGAGCCCTGACCACAAAATCAGGGCTTTTTTGTTTTAATTAAAAAAAGTTAAGATTTGTTAAACAAATTGTAGGTAGATCGAAAAAAAGTCCTTACATTTAATTTATAGAAAGAGATAATAACAATGGTGCTTTAGCTGAGATGGATTAGCGGAAGACTGAAAATCTTCAGAGTGGAGATCGTTACTCCAAGGTACCACATAAACAAATTTAACAATGAAACGAAAACGAAAACATATATTCCTCCGTAGCTCCTAATTGGTAGAGCAGCTGACTCTTAATCAGCGGGTTGCAAGTTCAAACCTTGCCGGGGGAACAGGATTATAAATTCCTTCGTAGCAAACAGGTGTACTGTAGCTGGCTTTTACCCAGCAGGGCTCGGATCGTTACCGGGCGGGGGAACATAAAAAATAGTTAAAATGGAAAAGTTAGATGTGTTCATGAAGAGGATGGAGAAACTAGGTATAGAAATAAAACTAGGCAGTAACTTTCCTTGGATTTATATCGATGAAATAAATGGTAAAGAAATAGAAGAGGATGATTACTTCTATGGTAACCATGGATTCACAATAGCCTTTTATCCAATCAGATATGGGGTGGAGATGAAGTTCACCGATATAACAGAGATCTTTAAATTGATAAGGAAATATAAATAATACGTGTCTCAGCATAAGGAATGCAGCAGCCCTCCAAAAGCTCGCATAGACAGAGTTCGATTCTCTGGAGGCATGCAAAAAATGCTCTTGTAGTTCAATGGATTAGAACATTTCACTACGGATGAAAGGGTTGGGAGTTCGAGTCTCTCCGAGAGTACAGATAAGGCTAGTTTGATCTAGGAGGTCAGTATGATTGCAAACCATATGGAGTAGGTTCGATACCGACACTAGCCTCAGAAAAATAAAGTTAAAATAAAGTTGGTAGATTGAAATAATTTACTTATCTTTATAAAAAGAAAGAGAGATCTTTGACATTATTGGTAAACAAAAAATCTAGGTGTGGCCGAGTTGGTGAGGCACTAGCTTTGGGAGCTAGACTAGGCAGGATCGTCACCTGTCACCTAGACTGTAATATGGGGTTGAAGCTCTAGTGGATGAGCATCTGATTTGCATTCAGAAGGTTGTGGATTCGAGTTCCACCTTCTCCACCATATAGTTCTGTCATATAGCGGTTTAATATGCGACCCTTACAAGGTTGACTCACCAGTTCGATTCTGGTCGGAACTACATAATGCAGATATAGCACAACGGTTAGTGCACGGCCTTGCCAAGGCTGTGATGTCAGTTCGATTCTGATTATCTGCTCAATAAGCTTCTAATAATCATTAGGCGCTAGCAACACCGAGGAGGGTAACAAGAAAGACAGTTCCTAATATGCTAGTAAAAAGGATATGTGTTACTCATTGTGTTTAGAAGTTTATTATTTTATTGTCTGATGGTGTAATGGTAACTACGCGTGGTTTTGGTCCACGAGTTCTAGGTTCGAGTCCTAGTCGGACATCAATAAAATTGGAAGCGCCTAAAGGAGTAGTTAGCCGTCTTGAAAACGGTGAATAGGTAACACTAGTGGGGTTCGAGTCCGTCCGCTTCCGCCGCAAAAAATTTAGCTAAGTGTCATGCAATGACCTAGTCTCGGAATTACTGGCTAAATTTTTATATGGTGTTTGAAGCATTAAGGTGATGCGCTCCCCTGTGAAGGGAGAGAATTCAGTTCGATACTGTGCTTACACCCATCCGAAGTATTAACCGCGGTTGAATTGGGGAGTTGCATGAAAGGTAAATGGCCGTCCTGCTAAGACGAGGCTGGGGTAAAACCCAAAGTGGATCGTTACCACTACTCTCCGCTGCTACGATAGTTTAACAGGAAGAACCCGGTGATTGTACATCGGAGGCGCCTACTCGGGATGGCTCGTAGCTCAATGGGGATATAGTAGAATGGTTAGCACATATGACTGATACTCATGGAATCCAAGTTCGAGTCTTGGTATCCCCACTATGAAGATATGGAGATTATGGGCTAAAGCCCTCGGTGAAAAAGCAGGTAACAGTGATAAGGAAGCCGATAGAATAGCAATTATTAGAACAGTCATTGTTTTAGTTTATGTACTAACTAATATTTGTATTGTAGCAGGTATAATAAGACATTGGTAAAAATAAAGTTGCTAGTCTGAATATTAATCCTTATCTTTATTAAAGAAGAAAGAAAAACAAATTCTCTTGTAGCTCAGAGGCAGAGCAGAAATTTACATAGAAATATTTAGTAAATTCTTCGCTTTTTATGTGAACTAAAGCTATTTATATATAAAGAGGATATGTTTATATGTAAAGTATGTGGGCAAGAATTTGAAACTAAGCAAAAGCTAGGAGGCCATACAGGTTCTCATTATCGAGGAGAAGCGTATGCTACAAAAAGAATGACAGAAAGATCAGCGAAACGAAAGATCGGTAGAAGTATTCACAGATGTTCTTATTGCGATAAGGAGTTTTCAACAGGGCAAAGTCTAGGATCTCATGTTAGAATGTGTAAACAACATCCTGACTATGCTCAGAGAAGACTAAGAGCAACAGAGAATAGACAGAAAACACTAACTCCAGACTTTCTCTGCAAGCTAGGTCAGAAAATATCTGAAGGAGTTCAAAAAAAGGTAGAAGAAGGAACTTGGCATTTTAGTTTTAGTAAGACAAGAACTCATGAATATAGAGGAGAGAAGATGTACGGAAAATGGGAACTTCAATACGCTCAGTGGTTGGATAACAAAGAGATTGAGTGGAGAAGGCCTAAAGAGAGATTTCCTTACGTCTTTCAGGAGAAGACGAGATATTATACTCCTGATTTTTATTTAACAAGTACAGGTGAGTATATTGAAATAAAAGGATATGAAACAGAAAAAGATAGAGCTAAGTGGGAAAACTTTCCCCTTAAACTAAAAGTACTAAAAGGGATAGACTTATATGAACTGGGTGTTATTAATGAGAAACAGTTAAAAGGTCTACAATAATGCTTCATGGTGAAACCGGTATCACGGCTGACTGTTAATCAGTTATTTCTGGATCGTACCCAGATGGAGCAGCACTTATATTCCGACGTCGTATAGCGGCAATTACGGGGGACTGTTTTTTAAAAAAACAACTATTTATTATAAAAGATGAAATGTGATTATGGGTGTGGACAAGAAGGAAATTACCTGTTTAAGAACGGAAAAAGCTGTTGCAGTAAGGTATCTAATTCTTGTCCAAAGATGAGAGAGAGAAACGGAGAAAAAAAGATAGGAAAACCTAGTGGTAGATTGGGTAAATCTGGAAGTATTCCTTGGAGTAAAGGGTTAACTAAAGAGACGGATGCTAGATTAGAGTCCAAAGCTGTAGCTATTAGGTTAAAGTATAAGGAAGGACTCTTAATTGGACATTCGAAAGGTAAGACCTTAACTCCACAACATTGCGCTAAGATATCTAACAGTATGATGGGCAATAAAAATGCTCACCATAGAGGAGATAGGCAGAGCTATTACCGAGATATCAGGATGGATTCTAGATGGGAAGTTGGAACAGCTAAGTACCTGGAC